GTACCTCATCTTCAATAAGAAGATTTGGAATCGTAAGTTTGCTAAGTCTGGCAATCGCCCTTACAGGGGTAGCAATCCTCACGTTAAGCATCTGCATATCTCTATCCGTCCTGATAAGGCTGATGATACTAGCCCTTGGTTCTGGTGGATGAATCAACCAAGTCTTAAGTCACAAGTTATAGCAAGTTTACAGCCCAAGCCTAAGAAGAAGGTGGCGAAGGATGCTACTATTGCACCTACCAAACCCGAGGCTGTGGTATGCACCTGTTGCAAACTACATACTTGGACTGTAGAAACAAAACGAAAGGCAATCTAATGGAAGCACTAAAGCAAGTATCGCTGACCTGGTTCCGTGCTGCAGCCTCCGCTGCCATAGCACTCTACCTCGCGGGCGAGACCGACCTTAAGACTCTCGGAATGGCAGCCCTTGCAGGGTTCCTCGGACCAGTACTTAAGTGGCTTGACCCATCTGCAAAGGAGTTTGGCAGAGGCGCAGAGTAGCCCCATAAACGGGCTTAAACGCCCTTTAGAGACACAAAGACCCCCGACCTAAGGTATCTACCTTGGGAAGGGGGTTCTTTTTCTTTTTATCGGCGTGTCGGATTGGACAAAAACTTTGACAGTCAGTGTATAATTTATATATAATAAATAATATATATAATATATAGGGGCGAAGCCCCTTATATAATATATTATATATAATATATACAACTTAATATTCCTAGCCTGAGCGTTGAGTACTCTCCTGTCCTCCGTCTTAGGCTAGGATATCTTTTCGACAGGAGATGTAATGATTCAACTACAGGGGTATGAACTACCTCCACACATTTCGTACTCAGCATTCACAACGTATCTGACTTGTGGTTATCAGTATTACCTAGGTCGACTACTTCAGATGCCTGAAGAACCTAGCATCTGGTCTGCTGGTGGCAGAGCATTCCACGCAGCGACGGAAGAATGGGACTTAGCAAATGACTAACGAACTATGGACGAAAGCCTGGGCACACGAGACAAAAGATTTAGACCTGAGCACAGCCCGCGTTGCGGGCAGGTCTACTAAGGCTAATCCGAATAAGGAAGATGCTACTTGGTGGAATGAGCAGGGACCAATATGGGTAGCGCAATACATCCAATGGCGCAAGGCTAATCCGAACTGGAAGATTTGGAAGACACCTCAAGGTGCTAAAGCAATCGAAATAGAACTCAATCCTGTCATCGCAGACGTGCCTGTGAAGATGGTGATTGACCGTGTCTTTGAGGTTAATGGTGAGTTAGTCATTGTTGACCTTAAGACATCAGCGCGTAGACCAACATCTGACCTACAACTTGGCTTTTATAAAGTTGGGCTAGAGATGATGCTTGGCGTAACCGTCAATCAAGGAAACTACTGGATGTCCAGAGACTCTGGGACAGGAGAGATGATTGACCTAAGTAGATATACCATCGACACGCTAGAATACTTGGTGTCTGGCTTTGATAAAGCCCGTAAGGCTGGTATATTTCTTCCTAACCTATCCAGTTGCAGTTACTGTGGACTCACGGAACACTGCACATTTACGAAAGAGAATAAATGAACAACGACGATTGGAAGATTCAAGTCTCCATCAAATCATCTGCATCTAAGGATGCCGATATGATTAACATTCGCGCTAATACTGCGGATGAACTGAGCGTCCTACTTGAGGGCGTATCAGATTACTCAACTCAAATCGCAGCAACGGCGAAGATGGTGCAGGCAGCGTATAACACACTCCCTTTAGCGACGCCCGCTTCAACTCCCGTCACTCCGCCACCAGTATCCTCCGTTCCAGACCAGGCAAAAACAGCATCCCCTACCTGTATTCACGGAGCGCGAATATTCCGAAGTGGCATAAGTAAGAAGACAGGACAACCATACGCGTTCTGGTCTTGCCCTCAACCGCAGGGTGCGGACCAGTGCAAACCAGTTAATTAACTACTGACTGGACAAATCACAGAGCCACCTGCCGAAGGGGAAGCGGTGGGTGGTTCTAACTTAAGACAGGAGCAGAATGAAAACTTTAGCAAGAAGTATCGGCAGAGCCGATATCGGTGGTGAACCATTACCACACATATTCAAATCTTTTGAGAGCAACAAGATTATTTTCCGCAGAGCAGAAGTATCTATGCTTGCAGGAACTCCAGGTGTAGGTAAGTCAACACTAGCCCTGGCATTAGCACTTAAGATGAAAGTGCCTACGCTTTATATCTCAGCAGATACCAACGCACATACTATGGCTATGCGCCTAGCGTCAATGATTAGCGGTAAGAATCAGACTGATGTTGAGTATCTATTACAGAATGATTTAGGCTGGACTAAAGCAACACTTGCCCGAGGCAGTCATATTGTCTGGTCATTTGAATCTAGTCCTAGCCTGCAAGATATCGACGAAGAAGTGCAAGCCTTTGAAGAACTATGGGGTTGCCCGCCTGTCGCTATCTTTGTTGATAACCTTATGGACATAGCAACTGATGGGGGCGAAGAGTTCGCCTCAATGAGAGCGATTATGAAGGAGTTGAAGTTCCTTGCTAGAGCGACTAATACTGCGATTATCGTATTACATCATACATCGGAGGCTATGGAAGGCAAACCTTGCCAGCCAAGGTCGGCACTCCAAGGAAAGGTGGCTCAACTCCCTGCGCTTATCTGCACTCTCGGAGTTGTCGGAACTGCAATGGCAGTTGCGCCAGTCAAGAATAGGTATGGTAGAGCGGATGCTAACGCAAACCTCAATGCGTGGTTAGCCTTTAATCCTGAGTTTATGTATATAGAAGACATCCCCGAGTCAGCATAGGAGGAGAACATATGAAAATAAGATATGCAGGAACAGATAAACGAGTAAAGTTTTCAGACTACCTAGGTATCAGTATCTATGAATGGGACGAAGCAGATTATGGATTGACCATAATTCTGTTTGGTCGGGAGTTTAACTTCCTTATCTGGAGGGGAATTAAAAGTAAATAAATGAAACGATATACAGAAATACTACAATGTAAAAATTGCTATTATACTAGAGGTAATAGTGAGTGGTATATTAGTAAAGAAACTAATAACTTTTATTGTACTTATGATTGTTACTTATCTAAAGAAAAGAAAACAGACAATGGATGACGATTACTTAGAGATTCACGCCAAAGAGATGGCTCAGGCTGAATACTTAAGACATAATGCCAAGTGCATACAAAAGATTAATGATGCCAAACCGCAAGTCAAAGATGAATACACACAAGGTGTCCAGGATGGACTAGACTGGGCAATACGCATACTAGAAAAGGATAAAAGTGCTTACTAAATCATCAATTAATAAAAGACTAACTAAACGTTTATGGTTTACTGCAGGGTTTTCTTTTAATAGAATTGCTCTGGGTATTTCTTTACATCGTAATTACATTGATATAGATTTAATTTTTGTTTACATTGGATTCGAATTTTATTATGGCTAATCCCAATGGACGCAAGGGCGCACAGTTTGAGACCGACGTTATGAAATGGCTGAGGTCTAAAGGTGTGATAGCCGAGCGGTTAACCAAGGCGGGAGCCAAGGATGAAGGGGACCTCGTTACCATAATCGCAGGTCAGACCTACATTTTAGAACTTAAGAATAGAAAGAAGTTAGACCTTCCTGAGTTTTGGGAAGAGGCACAGGTGGAGGCAGACAACTATGCGAAGGCGCGTGGAATGTCCTATACTCCGCCATCATTTGTTATAGTCAAGCGTAGGAATCACGGAGTTGATAGAGCGTGGGTTATTCAGGACTTAAGACAATGGCTCGAAGAGAGGCAGTAGGTGGAGACTTACCAAGTATCGGAGACATTCTCCGTCACTACGGTGCGAACTTACGAAGCAATCACGGGCAGGTTAATCTCAGATGTCCGTTCCATTCGGACACTCATCAGAGTGGAACAGCCAACCTCGACAAGAATATCTTTATCTGTTTCGCCTGTGGCGTGCAGGGAAACAGTCTACAAATAATCGCAGGACAGGAGAATGTAAATATCAATGAAGCAAAGCGCATCGCAGAAAGAATTACTGGGGAAAGCAACGGAGAGGTACGCGGAAAGTATTCATCTGGCGGAAGATTACCTAAGGCAAAGAGGAATACCTCTAGAAGTAGCACGTCTGGCGCGATTAGGCGTAGTAGAGGCACCTGAAATTGGGCACGAAATATACCAAGGAAGACTTTCTATTCCGTATATTACTAAGTCTGGTGTCGTTGACCTTCGTTTCCGTTCTCTTAATCCTGCTGTAGAGCCTAAGTATATGGGACTTACGGGAGCCGATACCAAGATGTATAACGTTTTAGATGTAGAGCGAGCAGGGGACTGGATTGCTGTATGCGAAGGGGAACTTGATACCCTGACTTTATCTTCTTGTGTCGGCATACCTTGTGTCGGCGTGCCTGGTGCTAACTCTTGGAAGAAACACTACACCCGATTGCTTGCAGACTTTGAGAGAGTCTATGTCTTTGCAGATGGGGACTCTCCTGGTAGGGAGTTTGCCTCAAGTCTAGCCCGAGAACTGCCGGTGACAATAGTGAATCTACCTGATGGGGAAGATGTTAATTCTATTTATGTATCAGAAGGAAAAGATTTCCTACTATCAAAGGTGAGTAATGGATGAGGACATAGGCAACTACTGTGATTCTTGTGGTGAATCCTTTGACAATGCGTTTGATTATGTCGACCATTTTGTTGAAGAAGATGACGAAGAGTTTGACCCATCAATAGTCTTGCCCAATGGGGTCAAGTTAATGGTTGGTTCACTACTAAGATTTCTTTATGAAAGAGCAGACAAACCAGAGGAAATCAGACAAATATCACAATCCACATATGTTACACTATTCGCTGCAGAGGCTGGGTTCCCTGGTCTTGAAGAGATAATTGAGGACGTTGTGGTACAGAACGAGATGTTAAGGTTCGATGACTCCTTAAATAATCTATTGAATGAAAAGGGACCTGATGACAACGAAAGCAGAGCGTGAAGAGATATGGCAGATTACAACCCATCTAGAAAATTTGGGCTACAAGATTACGTCACTGAAGTCTCAGGGCGGGATGCTTACGGTCACCCTAACAATCCCTCTTCTTTCATCAAAAACGTAGAGGATACTTTCAATGAACTCCAAGGATTACT